GCTCTTCTATATAGTTGTTTACTGTGAGGGAAGGAGTCGAACCTTCAAGTCCCGCCAGGAACAGTAGCTAAACAGGCTACCACGTTTACCAGTTTCGTCACCTCACAAAGAAATCCCTAGTCAGGGATTGCTTGCATGATACGTGTTACACCGATTCCTCCCCCACTTCTAGGAAAGAAATCAAACTCTAGAAACTCTTCTAGTTCTTTCTCCACTCTTTCCTTACCAAATAATTTGTAAAGAAGTTCAGCATATTCACCATCAGAAATAGTATGGAATGTATCACGCATCTGTTTCTTATCAGTACTACGTTCTGCACTACCAATAGTTTCCTTACCATCTAAGATTACATCAATCTTCTTACTGGTTACACCATCATCATACCTTGCCATGTTCCAGAAAGGTGATGTCCATTCAGGGAATTTAGTAATCATACCTCGACCAATAGTTTTTTCATGGTCATGGTCAAGTTCTTTTGCATTGAATAAATCACCCCATTGCTCATAGGTTTTTATTTGCAAAGGTTCTACAGGTATACCTAGATGTTTGCATAACTCCATCTCCATCTTTTCAAGTTCTTCCACACCTCCATGCATTTCAAACTCAAACATTGGGAAGATAACTTCATGTCTTCCTGGAACTGGATTTGGTTCCTGTCTATAAGAAGTTGAAACACAAAAAAACCCTGGTGCTTCAGGGTTGTTAAGTAATTCATATTCTAACCACATCTGTCCTGTTTGTGGTAGAGGCCATGTCTCACCGTTATATTGATATGTTGCTACTGTTTCTGGATCTTCACAAGCAGCAAGTATGCTTAGACGGTTCTGAGTATGAACTTCTAGGAAACCTTTAGACAAAAAAAATGACCTCAATAGGTCAACCGTCTTAGTATATTTTTTCGGATCAATAAGACTTGTCATTATTATTGGTTAAACTGGAATATTTATACAATAAAAAAGAGACCCCCGAAGGAGTCTCTTGATATGGAGATATATGTATCTCTCTTACATAAGGTTAGTAACCTTAACACGTCTGTAGTATCTGTTGCTAGAAGCAGTGATACGTCCAAGACCCTGAGTAGTACCTTCAGCGAATGGGTTGGCAACCATACCATATCTGGTCTTGAAGCCAATTTTTGGTTGGAATGTGTCCTGACCAACCGCACGAACCATCTGTAGTGGAACGTATGGGCAGTAGAATAATCCAGCGTCATAAGGAGATGTACCCTTATAACCCATTACGTAGTACTGGTTAGCGTCTAGGTTAGCAGCGAATGGATCGATGTAGACCTTGTAGCGTCCGTTAAGTGTACCAGCGAATGTATTACCTGTGTCATCAACATTCAAGTTGCTGTTGAGTGCAGGTGTATAATCAAGTTGTCCAGCAGCAGTTAGAGCAGAAGCAACATCAGCAGAGCAAAGGATGATGTTACCCTTTCCACGACGAGTTCTTTGTGCTATAGCGTTAGCATCTCTTTCTAACTGGAATATAAGACCCTTGAACTTCTCAACCATCCAACGACCATTACTGTCGGTGTCTAGGTCGAACGCTCCAGCAGTTGCTGTGTTTGTCTGTGCACCAGCTTCAGCAGCCTTGTAGATTGTTCTAACGATCTCTCTGTTGATTTCCGCAAGGATCTCAGTTGAAAGAATGTTAGCAAGTTCTGCTTCTGCATCTAGACCATGAATTGCCTTCAAGTCTTGAGCAAGCTCTAGTGAGTACTCAGCTTTCAATGCACGAGACTTAGCAGTAACGCTAACTTTCTCGATGCTGAATGCCATCTCTCTGAAATCATTGGCAGTAGCGTCGCCTAATTTTTCAGAGTCTTGAGTCTTGAATCCTTGTCCAGTGTTGTATGCGTTAGCAGCACCGCCATTAAGGATAGAAGGGTTAGTACCTGACTGAGCAGTTGTACCGAAACCAACAGATGTTCCACCGTCAGTAGCTCCAGTATAATCACCTTGTGTAAGTGATGCGTTGGAGTTCTGAGCAGAGAACGCTGAATCTGGCTCGTTGAATAGAGCTTCGGTTCCGTTCTGATTGTCGTACTTAGATCTCATTGCGAAGATCAAGCCAGTAGGTCCGTTCATTGGCTGAACACCTGCTAGGTCATAAGCGACCAAGTTAGGCATTGCACGACGGATAAGGCTGATCAACACAGGATCGAAACCAGCAACAGGTCCACCTGCAGCTGCACCACCACTAAAACCTGCTGTACCAGCAGTTGATGGGTCTGTGTTTACTGTAGGAGGTGCTTCTGATAAGAATGCTCTCTCCTCTCTTAAAAATCTTTCTTGGTTTTCTAGAAGTTGTGCGGTAACTGCTTTCCTATGGTTGTCCTTGATACTCTCAAGTCCTTCTGCCTCTAGGAGAGGTTGCCACTTCTTCTGGAGTTGTCCAGAGTTAAACATTTTGGCTCCCTTTGTAAGGATAAATTGGGTTTGTAATTAATCTATTGGAACTGAGTCACTGCTTTTAGATACGCTTCCATCGCTGGAGTAACATCTTCACCGACAGGTGCGTCCTCAGAAATGACCTCTTGGGACTCAGATACAGGCTTCTTAGCAAAATAAGATTCCTTCAATGTACCGAGTTTTTCCCTGTATTGTTCTTCACTCTCAAACTCAACTCCTTTTGATAATTCAGCAAGCTTGTCTTTCTGAGAAAGAGCAAGTCCCTCACTAACTTCATCTAGGATGTTGTCAGAAACAGATACTGATAACTGCTTGGTCAAAGCTACGTTGCTATCAATCTGTTCATTTAGTTTAGTCTCCATTTCATCTAGTTTGCCGACCATTGCCTCTAATACATCATACTTATCTTCAGGGATTGATACATAATGTTCTTCAAAGAGACCTTTTAGGCCAGTCATAAAGGACTCAGAGAGTTCCCCTCTGATTCCCGACTCTACCGCCAACTTGTTTTCTTCCATCCATTCGGATGCAACATAGTGGAGGTAAGCGTCTACTCGCTCTTGTAACGCAGACTTGTACTGACTAATTTCCTCGTCAATACGAGCAGTCTGTTCTGCTACAAGGGATTCTTTTACACTAGCAATTTTTGATTTGATTGTTGCTTCAAAAATTGTCTTAGCTTTTTCTTGGAAGGATTCTGATAGTTCCTCGCCTTCAAATAATGCTTTCACATCATCTGATAGGTCGATGTTATCTTCCTGAACTTCAGCTTCCGCTACTACGGTTTCACCTTCTGGTGCTTCTGCCTCTTCATTGGCACCCCTACCATAACCACTAGACTTCAATCCAACGGCACCTAAAGGTCCGTCTTGTTGAACTGTACCAGCACTTCCTTTAGTTTGAACATCACCAGCCTGTGCAAATGCAGCAGAAGGTGTCTTCAACTTATTACTGTCACCAGTAGGAGAGTTGTTAGTAGGTGTAGGTCCGCCCAAATCTTCTATTGGGGCGTTATCGGGTACATAATTTGGAGCCGTTGCTTGTGGTTCCGCTTTTGCGGCACCTTTAGTAACCTGGTTCTCCATCTCATGTAGTTGTTCTTTCGCAGCCATCGGTTAAATCCGTAGTATCCTAAGATTTTCTTTTATTATTTATAGATTATAGATCCTGTAAGAAGTTTTGAAAAAGCGTTAGCTTGTGTTCTTCCAATCTCTTTTCATCTACGAGGGTATTTATTGTCTTCTTAATAGTGGTCAAATTCTTCTCACGAAGAACTGATCCTTCCCATACCCATTCTTTGCCTTCCATAACACCATCGACAAAAGCGTCTGGTGCACTTGGATCTGCTACAATGTCAGCAGCAGTTGCCAACATAAAGTCTTCTCCAACATAGGAGATGCCTTCCTGTTGCGTGATTGATCCCATTCCTCTAGATGAAACACCTAGTTTGACACCATCAGCAAGAAGCGAAGATGCTATCTTACCCATCGGTGTTCCAAGGATCTGTGCTTTACCTACAAAATTGTTTCCTTCTTGTGTGAGAGAAACGATCTTATGTGAAACACGATCAAGATTTATTTGTGGTCCATCGGGGTGACCTAGTTCACCTAGTGCACGTCCTTTAGATACAAACTCATCACTATATCTCTTGACTTCTTTTACCATAGTGGCAAGTGGATAGCAACGTTTGTTGCGGTTTACCATCTCTGCCTGTAAAAACGGTCCTGTAATATAGAGAGTCTTCTTACCATCTTTTTCTTCGGTAAGAATATCTACTGATTCAATTTCTTCTGAAATTAACTTCATGCTATGCCTACCTCTGAAATATGTAATGTACATCCTGAAGCAGTTTCAGGAGCTAATCTAAAAATAACTGACTTCTCAATTGAAGCAGTACCAGTAAAGTCTGCAGTAGAAGAGCTATTTGCTGTAACTGTAACGGTCTGTTGGTAATCGTTCCACTGTTGTGGAGACGAAACAGCAGTAACAGGTACGTGTGCGATAAGTGTATTCCAAGCACCAACTGCTGCACCACTCATGGTTACATAGTCACCAACTCGGATTTTACTATCTGGATGATTCAACGTTAGAACTGTAGAAGTTCCTTTTGCCGCAGCAGTAACAGTTCCCCTTGCAGGGTGTCCGTATCTATAAAGGAATGAATCTCCTTTTGCTACATGAAAAGATCCTACACCTGCTTGGTTAGCAGTATTACAAACAGCAATATTACCTGCTGATTTAGCGTCTGAGCATACCACATACAGTAAGCCAGTCTTCACTGTTTTTGCTGCTGTTACAGCAGACGTTGCATTTGCACTAGACACAGTGCCATAATCACTGACTAGTGCTAAAGGTTGTGATGCACTCATTCTTCTTCCTGTTCGGGTTCTTGTTCAACGGTGTCCACTGGTTCTGCTTGGGCTTCAGGTTGTTCAACTTCGGGTTCAGATTGAACCTCAGGTTGTTCCGCAGGGACTTCATCTCCAAACATACCAACGGCAATATTAGGAGTAAGAGTCTCTACATCAGAAGCTGATTTAGCATAAAGAAGACTTTTGATAGCATCTGCTACTTCCGATGAAGGAGCATCTTGAGCCATCATATCAATTAATTCAGCAGAATCCATAGTTTAGTAAAACACTTATGTGTATTTATATCTTGGCTTTCTTGATGTTTATTTCAGGTGACTTTGCTCCATTACCAGATGCTTCAGGTTCTTTGGGTGTTTTACCTAAAGCACTCTGACTTTCTATCTCACCATCAATAGCACCTTGCATCAAAGCATTCTGAGTTTCTAATGGTACTCCCATTCCCATTGCATTTTCTTCTTCCATCTCTGCTGCCAGTTCTTCTATCTCCTCATCAGTCTGACGTAAGACTTTACGCTTCACATAATCCCTTGAGTAGTATGTACCGATGTATGGTTCGATAGCAACCATGATGTTTAGACGTTCAGTCATCAACTCATGGTCTTTGAGTTCTGCAAAATGATTATCGTAGACATAATCAAATTGTATATGCTCTGCCATCTTATCCCAATCTTCGGGAGTGACAATGTTCTTTAGAACTAACTGTGTCTTGAGTAGATCAATGAATAAACCACTAAATCTCTTACGCAATCTACCAACAAACTTACTGAACATTAGTTCGTCACGTAAGATCTCGGATGATCTACCTAGATTGAATCCACTATCACCTGCACCAGATACCCTAGAGTCAGGTACATTCAATGCACGATATAACTTTCTTTGGAAGTACTCGATGTCTGCAAGTTCACCTAAGTTCTGTCCACCAGGTAGTGTAGATATTTCAGTTCCTCTACCACCTTCACGTCTAGGTAACCAGAAGTCCTCTAGCATAGACATGAACTTCTTGTCATCCTTGATCTCACCAGTGTTAGCATCGTAGACTAACTTGTTACGATACCTCATCATGACATCACGGAGGTATTGTTCTGCCTTTACCTTAGGTAGATTACCAACGTCAATGTAGAATATTCTTCTTTCAGGTGCTCTTGATAATCTGTAGATAACAAGAGAGTCCTCAATCATTCTCAACTGGTTGAGACCCTTGATTGCCTTATGTAAATATGATAATGTTAGTTTTCTATTTCTATCTACTAGACCTGAGTGTACATATGTAATTGAATCCTTAGCAATCCTTATACCTTTACCTGCTACAGAACCAAACTTCTGTGCCATACCTTGTGGGTAATAAGTATAGAATTCAGTTACCTTGGTATCTTTTTGAATAGTTTGTTCACCTGAGTATGGTAGAACAGGTATACCTTCTGCTCCTCTAGCACCCTTCTCATTCTTTGCTTGGATCCTCATCAACTTGATCTTGAGAGCATCAATATATCTTAATTCTTGAATACCTTCTTCAGGTTTCTTTACGTCAATTACTTTATGGTAATGAAGTCTACCATCAACATACCAGTTTCTAAAAATCTCATGTGACTTTTTATCAAACTGAAGTAAGTCCTTTATATACTTGAACTCATCTCTTACTACACGTTTGAGTGTATCACTTACGTTTAGATTATCTAAATCTATCTCTACGGGTGAATCGTTTTGATCCGAAACGATTGCCTCATTGACCACATGCTCAACAGCAGTATCGCACTCAGGGTGCAATGCCATGTCACGGTATCTCTTTATAACATCAAACTCAGTACGAAAGACACCTTCGATGTCAACGTACTGACCATAGAATCCAGAAGACAGAAAATAATCAGCCCCGTCCTCATTATTCTGAGGAACTGGGCTGACTATGCTTTTGGATTTTTTGGATTCATCTTCAATTGAGAAACCAAAAAGCTTGGCCATAATATTGTTTTCCTTGTTTTACCTATTTATTATACTATAGAATCGCTGTTATTGCCATCGTATGCTTCCCACCACTGAACCTGAAGTGTTACTTGGAACTCCTCGATTGCGTCTTGGGTATCATATGATAATTCAATAGCACTTACTGAACTAGGCCAGCAACCTTTCATGTTGTACCTACGAAGTACAGGAAGTTGTGCACCACTCTGATCACCACGGGTGTTCAGGTCTGTTTGAGCACGACCTAACTGGTTGACTCGCCAATCAGCGAAGTAGTCTGAAGGAGTGATTGTACCAGATCCATCAGATACTTTGATGATGTAGTTAGCCCAACGTTCAAATGCTTGACGTAGTTTGAAGTCACCATCGTTTACAACAGTGATTGTCCAAGGATCGAATCTACGATCACCAGCAACCTTAAGTTGTCTTCCTCTGAAAGGAACGATAACTTCAGCGATGTTGGAAGCAGGTAATTGTGCTCCCTTGATCATCATTCTGTGAGTAGTATTTTCTATCTCATCATCGAAAATACCGACACCTGAAGGGAAGTCCATCTCAACCTCAAAGAGGTTAGGACGAGCACCACCACTTACAAGTCTTGCTTTGAAAGAATCTATACTTCTTTCATTATTTGGAACTGAGAAAATGTTCTTGTCTAATGCCATAATTGTGGGGGTCTCCTATTACACAGTTCCTACAACTTCACTGAAGGATACTCCAGTGCGTGTAGCTACGAAAGTCAGTCCGATGAAGTTGATCGAACGTGCTGGTTTGACATAGATGTCAGCGAGGAATTCATTCCTGTCAATAACATCAGGAGTGTTATTAGTGTCATCACAAATAAGTAGGAAGTCCTGTATTCCTCTCTTCGCTTGAACATCCCTTAGGAATGGTTCAACGATATTTACGAAGTTGGAACGAGTTCCAGCATCGTTAAGTTCAAAGAGTACTGACTTAGCAGCGTTCTCGATTGCTTGTTCAATTGTAATGAACAATCTTCTTACGTTGATTCTATCAAATGCAGATTCGTAAGAAAGTGCAGTCTTATCCCCAAATAGGATAATACCGTCACCAGGTTTGGATGTGATTGGGTTGACTCTATTTGAATAGAGTTGATCCCTTGCATCTGCACCAGGATTGAATGCTAGTTTGATAGCGAAGTTTAATCCACCTCTTTGAAGTCCAGCAGGTGAGAACCAAGGGAAGAAGTCCCTGTCTGTTCTTACCATACAACCTGCTATATCAGCAGAAGCTGGCATCCAAACAAACTTCTTATTGAATCTATCATACATGTACTGGTATCCAGAATCGAACACAGCGTATGATGATGAAGTTAGTGGTGCAAAGAATCCAAGTACATTCTTCAGTTGATCTGCAGAACTTGCTACGTTCACAACTGATGCTCTGTTAGGAGATATAACTGCAACCGTATCCTTTCTACCTTCTGCTAATTGTATTAGTTTATTTGCCTTTGCTTGCTCTTCTTCTTTAGTAAGTGAAGCACCACCTTGAAGTAAGAATCTAATGTCACTGTCTACTGGATCAGCAAACTTATCATATGCAGTTAGGATGTCTCCTAATGGAGCATTGTAAAGTCCTACACCTGTGTAATCAAGACCACCAGTTAGATCGTACTTGACATTACCAATAGAAGTGAACTTGATGTTCTTTGCTTCTTGACCCCATGCACCAGCAGCATTTGCTACTCCAGTGAAACCTGAACTAAATCCAGATTTTATTGGAGATGTACCCCATTGAGCATTGGTTCCGTAAGTTAGTTGATGACCTGCAAAGATATACTTTGAGTTATCAGCAATGTAATCTTTCCAGTAAATCTTAGCATTACCTGCAGTTGTAGCATCAGATGCTTTAGATAAGTTCGGGAACTTCTCTAGAACTGATCCTACATCACCTGTTACTCCACCACCTGCATCTATAACAACAACGTGAA